AGGGTTTCTCTAGATAGTAGCTATACAGATTTTAATTTTTATCACCTACCATTAATCAAATCGAGCTCTTGGAGGTGCGGCATAATGATGAGGAAAAAAAAGCCGCTTGCATGCAAATTTATTCTTTACATGCCTATTCCTTAATGTGTCTAAATCTGGAAATTCGCCAGTAATGTCATTCAATACTTTACCTTTCCGAAACAAATATTTTTTAACAGTGACATCTGAAGACATTATTATTGCTCGAATTACACCCTTAGGAAACATCGCATCCGCAGTTGCTTGTCTACACATCACATACATCATATATAAATACTGATGAGTATATAGACAAACACCACTATTATCATAAGCTAACCCAATCAACGCAGCTGCTGTATCGTAAAAATCTTTTCGTTTAGGTCCATAACATACTTTATCATAATAATCTCGATAATTACGAATTGCTACGAATTCTGCTACTCCCGGGGGCCATGACTCATAATCAACTAGATTAGACGTTCGCACAATTCGCTTTCTCAAGAAAACTGCACCCTTTCTAACCATCGTATGATTTATATCTAATTCAGTTAGTCCTTGACCTATTTTGATTGAGTTTTTTTTTTAATTAACATCCCATGAACTCGCGCTACATATTCAGAGAAACCCTTTTCATTAACGTACTGTGATATATCAACATGCGTTGATATAATATGATCATCTCCATATACGCCAATTCTTAATAAGTCTCTGTCTATATGATCTTGAATTTGTCGACCTCCTTTAGGGTTAGCTATACACTCGGCTACATATGAACACAGTAACCAAGCTACAATCCAAGATCCGGCGTGAGACGTACAATATGCACCTGAGGGTAATATACCAAAAATTATAATCCATAACGTGTCTACAACTCGACACAACTTCACGCTCAGGTGCTCTGCGCTCCATCTAAGTAACGATTTATATATCATAATATCGGTTCTAGTCATCTGAGTAAAATCAATATACATAACGGAGCCCATACTATACGCTTGTATTAAATTTAAACGAATAGATGTATCCATCGCCGAAAAATCTCCTTCATTTATACGGAAGTTCGGATCATTATAACGATAATATCGCGCAAATTCATCCGCCCCTCCATGATCCCATATCGTCCCTATACGAATTAAATTTCCTTGCTCAACATGGTGACGACTTATTTGGATAATCATATCAATGATGTATTGAAGCATAAATGTAATAAAAAATTCTCTGCACTTAGCGTACATTTTCTCTCTATCCTCTTGGTTCATTGCACCTTCAACAAATGCATTTAAATAATTAGCTTTAAGAGAAATTGATGATATCATTGTACCTAATTCAGAAAAAAAAAACGAGATTCTTGCTGATGTTTTATATAGCTCTCGACACATTTAACGAGTTTATATTTGCAAGCAAATTCTAAATCTCTTTTCTTGCCGTATG